AGTATGACGAATGGCGCAACGAATGGTACAACAGAGTGTATACCTATTACGAGAAGCACAATACTTGAAGGCAATGATACAGACTTTAGGGCTAAATATGTATAATAATACATTTAGGAGAATAACGTGGCTGTAGTACAGATATCGAGAATTCAGATAAGAAGAGGTAAAGGCACCAACGGTATTCCGCAGTTAGCTGGCGGAGAATTTGGTTGGGCAGTAGATAATAGAGCATTATTTATTGGTAATGGTAGTGTTGCTGAAGGATCGCCGGCAGTGGGTAATACTAAAATTATTACTGAACATGATGATTTATTTACATTAGCCAACACTTACACATATCTAAACGGTCAAACGGTACAAACAGGCACCAGTGCCACTGCTCCAATTAAAAGAACACTACAAGCAAGGCTAGACGAAATAGTTAATATTAGGTCTTTTGGTGTGGCAGGCGACGGATTAACAGACGAAACTGTTGCGATCCAACGTGCTATTGACCAACTGTATCTTAATAGTTCTACTAAAGGTACATCACAAAGTAGAGTACAACTTGTATTTCCTGCAGGAACATATAAAGTATCTAGCATAATTTATCTTCCACCATATACTACGATTCGCGGTGATGGTATAAGTAAAACAGTTTTCAATATGATTGGTAATGGGACGTTATTCCAAACAGTAAACAGTTCTAGTATTCCTGGAACATATGCAAACGACAGTACTAGTACAACACTAAACCAAGCAACCAATATACACATTGAAGGTATTACTATTAATACTGTATCAACAACTGTTCCTACAATATTATTACAAAGTTGTAAAAATAGTCACTTCAAGGAGATTAGTATTACTGGTCCTTGGACAACAGGAACAACAGTTACTACAGCTAATGCTGGTATCGAACTAGGTTCACTAAGTAGTCTTGTTTCAACACAAAAGAACAAATTTGATCATATTATGTTTAACGGCCTGAGTGTCGGTATTGCTAGTGACGATGATGTTTATAATAACCACTTCCATTGCTGTTACTTCCAAAACTTAGGCAATGGCGTATTGTTTGGTGAAGGAACTTCACTAGGCGCACAAGGACAATCGACTGCTCCTTGTAAAAACAAAATTAGTCAGTGTGACTTTACAGATATTGATAAAGAAGCTATTGTGATTACACAAGGAATTAACAATGTTAGTTCACACAACAACTTTGAAGGTGTAGGCAACGTAGGCGGCAACGAGGGAAATGCACAGTATAGTGTGATTGACTTTAATAAAGCAGGCAACAGTAGTATTGAAGACTATTTTGCAAGAACTGCCATGCTTGGATACAATCAAAGTTATATTACAACATACAAATACGTATCAGAAATTAAAGGCAAAGTAAACGCTCAACTAGGCGGCTTTAATACAATAGAAGTACAAGAAGCTAGTTCGCCAACTTACTTCTTTAGATTACCAGGCGACTATAGCAGAACTTATAAAATTGATTACAGTTACAAAAGTGCTATTGCTAATGCTCAACGAGCAGGCACAATGACATTTATGTTGGATGCTGGCACAAACACCCTATTGTTTGAAGACGAGCATGAGTATCAAGGTGATTCTAATTATGAAACAGCGTTAACCTTTACTGCAACAACTGTTAACACAGATGGTGTATCAGGGGTTGACACAATCATAGTTTCTATGTTAAACTCAATAACAAATGATCAAGGTGAATTTAATTACAAAATCAAAGTTATGAGCTAATGTATGAATTAAAATTCGAAGATAAAGTAAAACTTTGGAAGGACTTGCGGGATAAACTTGAAACACATCCTAGACCATTTAGCTTGCTAACACAGTTTACAAGTACGTTGAAAACAAGTAGCAGAAAAGACTCTCCGTGGGATCCTAAAAGCGTTATACAACCTTGGAACTTAATTGAGAATAACTCGTTTACTGAGTATGAAATTGCGCTATTAACATGCTATACTTTACAGTTAACAGAACGTTTTTGTCAAGCAGAAGTAGAGATACATATCAGTAAGGACATAGAAAAAGACCTACCCATGTATCTTGTATACTTGGACAAAAGTATAGTCTTAGGATACAAAAATGAAGTACTAACAATAAACGATATTCCGGAAATCATTATATCACAAAAGACGATTGTAATGCCTCCACTACACTAAATAATTTTGAAACAAGGGAAAGAAGTAGAATGAAATCAGATCTCAATATTTTAAAACGTAACGGCGCAAGAACTACGTTAGACATTAATAAAATCCACAAAGTAGTAACACATGCCTGTGAAGGATTAGCAGGCGTAAGCAGTAGTTTAATTCAAATGAATGCAGGCATCCAGTTTGCAGACAACATGACAACAACTGATATTCAAGACTTGTTAGTTAGATCAGCTAATGATCTAATCTCGTTAGAAAATCCAAACTATCAGTATGCGGCGGCACGTTTGTTATTGTACGGCCTTTATAAAGATGTATATGGATCTTTTGATAAAGCACCTTTGATTGATATGATCAATCAAAATGTAAAAAAAGGTCACTATGATGCAGAGATCTTAGAAAAATATACAGTAGATGAAATTTCTACATTAGACAGTTACATTAAACACAAACGAGATGAGAACTTTACCTATGCAGGACTGCGTCAAGTAGTTGACAAGTATCTTATTCAAGACCGTAGCACAGGAGAGCTATTTGAATCTCCACAACACATGTATATGATGATTGCGGCTACATTGTTTGCAAGCTATCCTATAGAAACACGTATGCATTATGTAAGGAGATATTACGATGCGACCTCCCTTTTTAAAATTAATATCCCAACACCGGTCATGGCCGGCGTCCGTACTCCGGTTCGTCAGTTTGCCTCTTGCGTTCTCGTTGACGCTGATGACACCCTCGACAGTATTTTCGCAAGTGACATGTCCATTGGACGCTATACTGCTCAGAGAGCGGGAATTGGAATCAACGCAGGACGAATTCGAGGAGTAAACTCTCGCATTAGAGGTGGTGAAGTAGCACACACAGGTATTGTTCCGTTCCTAAAGAAGTTCGAAGCAACAGTACGTTGTTGTACACAAAATGGTGTACGTGGCGGAAGTGCTACTACACACTTTCCTTTTTGGCATCAAGAAATTCAAGACATCCTTGTACTAAAGAACAACAAAGGTACAGAGGACAATCGTGTACGTAAGTTAGATTATTCAATTCAGCTTAATAAAACAATGTATGAACGATTGTTATCTAGTGGTGATATAACTTTGTTCTCGCCGCATGATGTACCTGGATTGTATGAAGCATACTTTGGTGATGCAGATGAATTTAAAGAACTATACGAAAAGTACGAGCGTTCAACTAAGATTAAAAAGCATACTGTATCGGCAATGGACTTGTTTAGTGCCTTAATTAAAGAACGTGCAGAAACAGGACGTATCTACATTATGAATGTTGATCACTGTAACACACACAGTTCATTCTTAGACACTATATACATGAGTAACTTGTGTCAAGAGATTACATTGCCAACTAAGCCATTACAACACATTGATGATCCAGATGGTGAAATTGCATTGTGTATTCTTAGTGCTATTAATGTAGGGACAATTAAAGACCTAAACGACTTAGAAGAGCTATGTGAACTAGCAGTTCGTGCGTTAGAAGAGATTATTGATTATCAAAAGTATCCAATTAAAGCCGCTGAAATTAGCACAAAGGCAAGACGCAGTCTAGGTGTGGGCTACATTGGCCTTGCACATTACCTTGCTAAGAATCAAGTACAGTACTCCGATCCTAAAGCATGGCAACTTGTACACGATTTGTCAGAAGCGTTTCAGTATTACTTACTAAAGGCATCTAACAAACTTGCACAAGAACGCGGACCGTGTGAATATTACAACCGTACTAAATACTCAGCAGGCATTCTTCCTATTGATACATATAAGAAGGATGTTGATACTATTGTGGAGAACAAGTTAAACTATGATTGGGATAGCTTACGTGAAAGCATTAGAACACACGGAGTGCGCCACTCAACGTTGTCCGCACAGATGCCATCAGAGAGCAGTTCCGTTGTGTCAAACGCTACCAATGGAATCGAACCTCCTAGAGGATACTTGTCCGTTAAGAAGTCAAAGAAGGGGCCTCTTAAGCAGGTTGTTCCGCAGTATCAGACTCTGAAAAACCACTATACATTACTTTGGGACATGCCTAACAACACAGGATATATTAATATTGTTGCTGTTATGCAAAAGTTCTTTGACCAAGCTATTAGTGGCAACTGGAGTTACAATCCAACAAACTTTGAGAACAATGAAGTTCCAATGAGTGTAATGATTGGCGACTTATTAAACACATACAAGTATGGTTGGAAGACTAGCTACTATCAGAATACATATGATTATAAGACAGACGGTGACTTAGCTGATGTCGAGCCGCAGGTAGAGCTAATGGCAAGAGGCGAGTTTAGTGGCACTGATGACGAATACAATGAATTCTGTGACAGTTGTGCAATTTAAAGGTTGACATATAATAAAACAGATGTTACACTAATATGATATGTTAAAAGAGGAAACGAGATAACATGGCGAAGACAGTATTTAATCAAGAGAAAGTTGATTTCACCAAGAGCACAATGTTCTTTGGTCCAGATCAAAACACACAGCGTTACGATGTGTTTAAGTTCCCAGAGTTTGATAAACTTAATCAAACAATGCTTGGGTACTTTTGGAGAGCAGAAGAAGTTAGTTTGCAAAAAGATAGAGCAGACTTTCAAAACTTCCGGCCTGAGCAGAAACATATCTTTACAAGTAATTTAAAGTATCAAACATTGCTTGACAGTGTCCAAGGACGTGGACCTAGCTTGGCGTTTTTGCCGTATGTATCACTTCCTGAACTAGAAGGATGTATTGTTACCTGGGACTTCTTTGAAACAATTCATTCACGTAGTTATACACATATTATGAAGAACGTGTATGCAGATCCTAGTGAAGTGTTTGATACTATCCTAGATGATAAAGAAATTCTAAAACGTGCAACAGCAGTTACTAAAAACTATGATGCATTTACAGAAGCGGCAGATGCTTGGTTCCACCGAGGAGAAGGTACTCTGCGAGATGTTAAGAAGAAGATGTTCTTAGCAATGATGAATGTAAACATTCTGGAAGGCTTGCGTTTTTATGTTAGCTTTGCATGTACGTTTGCATTTGCTGAATCAAAAGTAATGGAAGGATCTGCAAAGATTGTTTCACTTATTGCTAGAGATGAAGCAACACACCTAAACCTGTCTACACAAATTCTTAAACATTGGATTAAAGGTAACGATGATCCAGAGATGGCAAGTGTTGCTAAAGAATGTGAGCAAGAAATTCTAGACATGTGGCGCACTTGTGTTGATGAAGAAAAAGCATGGGCAGATTACTTGTTCAAAGACGGAGCAATCATCGGCCTAAACGAAGAACTACTATATCACTATGTGGAGTATATTGCTAACCGCAGGCTTAAAGCACTAGGTTACAAGACCATATTTGATCGTCCACTTAATACTAACCCACTACCTTGGACACAACATTGGTTGAGTTCGTCGGGGTTGCAGGTCGCTCCTCAGGAAACAGAGGTCGAGTCCTATATCATCGGCGGCATCAAACAAGATGTAAGCAAGGAGTCACTGAAAGGCTTTAGTCTATGATCAATCTAGAAACTATTGTATACAGTAAAGTAAACTGTCCTTCTTGTGTTAAAGCAAAGAAGGTACTAGATGACTTAAAAGTACCATACACTGTACACACGCTAGGAGAAGATATTCAACCTAGTGAACTTATGGCACTCTTCGAACAGAAAGGTTTGCCAGCACCAAAAACTGCGCCACAAATCTTCCTTAAAGGAGATTACATCGGCGGATATGACCAACTATTAAGTTATATCGAAAATACCGGATTCAATGGATCCGGACATTCATTATCATAAAGTAGGAATAAAAATATGTTAATCGAAGTACCGTACAGAGACGGCGACACTATCAGCTTCAAAACTGTTGCTGGTGAAGAAGTGATTGCTCGCTTAGTACAAAAAGAAGAAAATTCAATGAAGGTTAGGAAGCCAATGGCACTTACTATGAACAAAGATGGACTAGGACTAGTGCCGTTTATGTTTACAGTGTCAACGGATAGTGACGTAGTTATTAATTTAACTACTGTCGTCTTTATTGCCAAGACCGAAAAAGGTATGGCAGATCAATACATTGAATCAACAACATCAATCAAACTAGTTTAAAGGAGAAACAAACTATGACAATCCATGAAGAAATCGTTGCACAATTTGAAGCGTACCTAGCAGAGAATGAAAAATTTGAAGGTGGTACAAAAGCCGCGGCCGCAAGAGCTCGTAAAGCACTTGGCGATCTAGGCAAGCTAACCAAAGCAAAACGTGCTGAGATTCAAGACAAAAAGAACAATATGTAATAAATATTGTACAGGGCGCAAGTCATAAGGATTTGCGCCCTATATATTGAAGGGTAACTTATGACACAACAGGGCAAATTAAAATGGTACAACCACGTGAAAGGTTACGGCTTTATTGGACGTGAAGAAGACCAAGCAGATCTGTTTGTACATATATCCGAATTCCGCAAAATAGGCATCAAGAAAGTTGTAGACGGTATGCATATCGAATACGATCTAGATGACCACAATGGCAAACCAATTGCTATTAATCTTAAATTAATTCACACTCCAGAACCAAAATAATACTTGACTTCTTATTAATTTAGTGCTATACTAAATGAAGTAATAAGGAGAATCAAGTGAAGTACGTGATTGATATCGACGGCACCATTTGCAAGGAAGTAATTATTCCTGACAGTGGTGGAAAGAAAGATTACGCTAATCATATTCCAATGCCGGACCGCATTGCAAAAGTAAATGCATTGTATGATGCAGGACACACTATCAAGTATATGACAGCCCGTGGATGCGTAAGTGGCGTAGACTATTACGAACTTACACATGCACAGCTAATACGTTGGGGTGCAAAGCATCACGAACTAAGCGTA